CAGTGCCACAAGAGGTTCCAGATGTGCCAGAGAATCCACCACTTCCAGAACCTTTAGAGGTGACTGAAGAATCCGATGCTCTTGGTGTTGAAATATCAGAAACGGAACATTTGATGCCTTTTATTGAATTGATAAAAAACAGATCTATACAGGTAAGATAAATGGAAAATAGGTATATCATATCAAAATGCACACTATTACCAAACGGTAATGAACAGATGCCGAAAGAGGGTCTTGACATGACTGGTGGTAATCCAAAAATTCAATATTACGAAAGTATAGATTCACCAGTCATATCACTATCGATTGATGATGTGTTAGATGTTGACCAGTTTGTAAGTAGATATGGAATCACAGGTGGTGAATATTTAATTTTAGAAATTTCTCTTTCAGAGGATGCAAAACAAAATGGTCAGAAAGATTTTAAAATTACTGGCAAACATAAGATGATGTTGAACGCTGTCAGAGATGTTAGAACCACAACTGGAAAACAAATTGCAAGTTTTGATTTTGTTTCAGTTGAAGCAATAGTGAATGAGACCGCAAAAGTTAATAAAAGATATAGTGGTAACATTCAAAATGTTGTAAAGGAAATATTGATAGATGATAAGAAAGGAATTAAAACAAAGAAAAAACTTAAAAAAGATAAGTCATTTAATAAGTATACTTTTGTTGGTAACTTAAAGCGACCCTTTGAAGTAATTCAATGGTTGTGTCCTAAGGCTGCATCAAAAGATTTAGATTGTGGATTTTTATTTTATGAAACTCTAGATGGATTTAATTTTAGATCAATCCAAGAATTATTAAAACAAAAAGAAACAAAAACATTCAAAAGAACTGATGATAGTTTATCTCAATCCTCTGAATTTAATATTACTGAAAATAGAATGGATCAGTCAAATGATATTGGTATGAATTTAAGAAGAGGAATGTATGCAAATCGAACCATATACATTGATTTAGAAAGTCAAACCTTTAGTGTTGATGATTACAAAATATCAAAACTAGAGGGTCTTAAAAATCCACCAAAGTTACCAGATAAATTAGAAGATTTTCCAACAAGATTGATGTTTAGAGCGATTGATGTTGGAGCAATGCAAAAGGGATCCACAAAGAAACAAGCAGAAAAAAGAACAGAACTTGCCAAATATCAAAACAAAGCTTATGCTAGAACTAATCTTTTATTTTCACAATCTTTGAGTATTGTCGTGCCTTTCAATACAGATTTAAGAGCTGGACAAACAGTGAAAATTGAGTTACCATATAAGAATGAGTCAGGTAAACAGGATTGGACAGGTGGAAAAAAAGATTCCACAGATGTCAGTGGAAAATATCTGATTCATCGATTAAAACATGAAATAGGCGATAACTCATCACACACTCAACTCACGTTGATTCGTGATACCTTTACAGCTAAATAGTAAAAAAAGTAATTAATCAAATGAAATCTATCGAAGACCATATGGAACACGATAAGAAAATTATCGATGATCCTTTAACAAACCCAGCAGCAAGAAGACATGCTAAAGACGAATTGCATGAACTTGAAGAGTATGTAGAACATCATAAGGAAGAGATTGAAGCAGGCGATCATCATGATCCAAATGCATTAGAATTATTTTGCGACAATCATCCAGATGAACCAGAATGTCTAATCTATGACGATTAATTAAAAATGTTAGAAGCTTTTGGTCAACAAGAGAATTTTTTTGGAAGAGATCCCATGAGATGGTGGATTGGTCAAGTGACTGATCCAGATAAAGGAAAGTGGGGTGATTCTCTTGAGAAAAAAAGAGCAGAGGATAATGAGGACATCTATGCATTTAGATGTCGAGTTCGGATTGTTGGTTATCATGGAAGTGACAGTGATCTCAAAGATGAGGAACTGCCTTTAGCACATGTTCTTCTACCATCCAACACCACAACTGTAGGTGGTTGTGGTGCAACCTTGCAATATCAGGGTGGAGAAGTTGTTGTAGGATTTTTTGCTGATGGTGATGATGCTCAACAACCTATAATTTTTGGAACTTTATTTAAACAATCCTACATTCCAGATAAGAAAACAAATCAAAAATTCAACGCCAGTCCATTCACTGACTTTGAACCATATACACCTCCAAAAGTGGTGCAAAGATCTGGAAAGTCACGTTTCAATGATCAGGAGTGGATACCACAATCACCACCAATAAGAGCATTTTCAGATGGTGAGTCTGTAAAAGTCGCTGCACAAAAACAAAAAGAAGCTTCAACTAATATCTCAGTAGATAGTTTTAGTCCTTGTGAAGACAATGAAATTTCAAAGATAAGTAGTACAATTAAAAGTTTTACTCGTAAGTTACAAACTCTACAAGAGTTAAACGAAGGTGCAACTTATATTGACCCAGTGTTTGGTGGCACAGTTGATCTACAACAAGAGATCAAACAGACAACAAATCGAGTTCATGACTCAATGACAAAATTAGTTCGTCGTGGTCGTTCTTGGTTGGTTCAAGATACACTTGATAAACTATCATCAACATTAAAAGATAAAACTCCAAAAACTTTACAGGCGCCAGTTGGACAAGCAACTAAATCTTTGTCTGACGTAATTTTTTGTAATCTAGAAAAAATTCAAGAGGGATTAAAAGATTATCTATCCAAAAGTTTTGAAAACATGATAGGTCAAGTTTTAGATGTCCCTGCTTGTGGTATTGAGAATTTTCTTGGTGATATGTTTGGTCAAATTGATAATGCAATAGACAGTGGTTTAGGTTCAATGTTTGAACAATTAAACAATATTAATGGAGGTGGATTAGCAATTCCAAGTGATGCTTTTAAAAAGGGTATTAGATTTGCAAATATAATCACAAATGTTCTTGATTGTGATAGTTTGAATTGCCCAGAACCCACAGCATTTTCTGCAAAGAATGGAGTTGCTAAAGCTGTAGAGGATAGTTTTGAAGGTATTCTTGCTAATTCTGGATTAAGTCAACTTAATAATTTAGCTGAAGATATTGAAAATATAGGTAATGCAATTCCAGCATCACCAACTCGACCAGATTGTAATACGAACGTTTTAGAATGTGGCCCACCAAGAGTGGACTTTATTGGTGGAGGTGGCCAAGGTGCATCAGGAAGTGCAATTGTAAACGCTCTCGGTAATGTTATTGGTGTTGCAATCAATGGAACAGGATTTGGATTTAAAGAACCACCACTACTTTCCTTCTTTGATAGTTGTGATAAGGGATATGGTGCTGGTGGTCATCCAGTAATGGGAAATGTTTCAAAGATAGAAGATCCTACAAATGTTGGTATTAATCAAATTGGTGGAGTTGTTGTAACTTCAAATGGATTGACTGTAAACGCAGGCGGAGTTGGTGGTATACCAGTTTCACCAGCACTTTCAGTTAACAATCTACCGATTGTCGCTGGTGGATTAGGTGGTATTCCTGTCACTGCTGGTGGTTTTGGTGGAGATAAATTAAGTCTAGGTGATCTTAATGCAGTTGTTAATGGTATTGGTGGTCAAAAACTGACCGCTGGTGGATTCCCTGTTGTGGTTGGTGATAATATCGACATTACTCTCGGCGGAGTTGTTAGCACATTAGATGGAACGCCTTTGGTTGATGAAAATGGTGAATTAATTGGTGATGTTCTTGGTGACGGAACAGGATTGGAAAGTGGAATTTACATTCCAGATGCAAATGGAAATTCTTTAGGTGTAGTTGGAGCTGTCATAACCAGCCCTGGCCAAGAATATCTATCAAATACAACTGAAGAGGATTCTGATGGCAATGTTAAAGAAATTATTCCAGATCCAAATGCAAGTTATGATGGAGAATCATCTTATGTTTCTGAACTTGGTAGTGTTGAAGTTGCGAGTGCTGGTTTTGCATATGAGGATGGAGATACAGTTACGTTTGAGGATGGATCTGTTGGTGGTAAATCTGGATTGGGTGAAGGAACTGGTGCAACTCCAATCGATACCACTGCTGAGGGTTCTCAAGTTCCAACTGTAAATAAATCTGGACAAGCGACTGGTAAATTAAAAGTTGAGAATGGAAGAATCATCGGAGTTGATATCACAGATACTGGTTTTGGTTTCACCGCACTTCCAGATCTCACGATAAATACTGAGACTGGCTTCGGTGCTCAGTTAATACCAGTTCTTAAATTCAAGAAGGTTGAGGATGCATCTCAAGTTGCAAATACGACTCAACAATCAGTCATATCTGTAATCGATTGTATTCATAAGTAAAATGTCAAAAGTATCTAACGACAAACAAAATTTAGAAAGAGAATCCAGATTAAGATACTGTATTCAAAGTGGTCAGAGTAGTATACATGGTGATACCCTGTATGAGATTCAGACACAGGAAGCACAATCTTTCGCATTTCATTCTGGAACTGGTCAAGGTGGAACTGGAGGTGGGCCTGGAACTGGTAAAGCGGTTCTATATACGCCAGGATTATCAATGGAGGCCGTTGGTGAAGGATTAAAAGTCAGAGACAACGGTGATAATGAACAACTTCCAGCAAAGATCATAAAAGCCAAAAGAGGTGACATGATCTTTGAATGTGAGAATGGAAATATATTATTGAGAGCAAAAAATATTTTTATTGAAGCGAATGGTGGTGGCCAAGATGGTCAACTCATCAATAAAGCAACTCGTATTGCTGAAATAAATTCACCAGACATTAGACTTCAAGGTGAAAAGATATCAATTAGATCTACAAAGGACTTAAATATTGTAAGCACTGGATTTTTAGAACTTAAGTATGGATTTGCTTTGGCTGCCTCTCACGCTGATATAAATTATGGTGTGATGTCAAAAGTTCTCAAAGCCGCAACAACAATCGGATCAACTAGTGATAAATTAAAAGAATGAATATTTCAAAAACTCAGACAGATAAAATCGTTGTTGGAACAAATGATGTATCTTATGTCCCACCCGATACCTCACCAACTGGAACTGCTGTCATAAATGGCCCTGTTTACATTGGTAAAACCTCTGCATCTCCTGGCTATGAGGCAAACTTAAACGTTGCTTCAAATGCTGCAACACAAAACCCACTTGATGTAAATCCAGCATATCAATCAAGTCTTGCAATCAAGGCTGATGGTAATTTGACTGTGGAAGGAGATGGTAAGACTGCTAATGCTTTGCTTATATCTGGTGGTTCATCTGTTGATACGATTCATGTTATAGGTGATATGTTTGTTAGTGGTAAGGTGGATTGTGGTAACAAGGGAGTTCTTGCTGCTAGATTCGCTGCTGCAGACGCTTCTCCAAAACCATTTGATTTAGAACATCCAACAAAAGGAAAAGGTCATCGTCTTCGTTATGCATGTATTGAAGGCCCCGAAGTTGGAGTTTACTATCGCGGTAGATTAAAAGGTAAAAATATTATTGAATTACCATACTATTGGAAGGATCTTGTACACGAAGATAGTATCACAGTTCAATTACAACCCATTGGTAAGGATCAAAATCTTGTAATTGAAAGTTTTAATAGTGAGTATATCGTGATTGAAGTTGGTGCAAATCAAGATTTTTTAACTAATGAGATATTAATTGATTGTTTCTATCATGTATATGCTGAGAGAAAAGATATCAATCCATTGATTACTGAATATGAGGGTAATAGTTGGGAAGATTATCCTGATCCAAATTACAATCCAAATAAAGTGGATTCTGAAAAGAAAAATACAAAGGATCCTCGATTTAATGGCCCACCAAACACAATTACAAAATGAGTTTTCCTTACATTGAAGAAAATTTTATTTCTTTGAGTGAGTGTCAAAGATTGATAGATTTTGCAGATGAAAATAAATCATCAAATGTGAGTCGTGATGATACTTACTCAACTGATATTGAATGGATTGATCATGGCGCTACATATTATGGTAATAATGTTGATCCTATCACACTTGATGGTGATGAAGTTATCACAAAAGTAACTGATAAATGTAAAAGTTTAGTTGATTGTGAATTAGGTTATGTTGGTATCGTTAGATGGCCAGTTGGCACATTTATGAAACCTCATTTTGATAGTAACAATATTCATACACCAAATAAGGTTGCTGCGATGCTTTACTTGAACAATAATTTTGAAGGCGGAAACCTAATATTTGAAAATCAAATAGTAAAACCAGAGCC